GCTTGGGATTGTTAAGGTAATATACGTCTATGGCGCGTTTTAATAATTATGGCCCACTAGATAACCCCCTGATGGAAGAAGGCGATACGGGGTTTGCCCGTATGAACGCTCGCTTGCGTCCCGACCAATTAAAAGCGGGGGAAGTGGCTTTGTCCACCAACGGACGTATGGATGTGGATGGAGCATGGCAGACACGCATGGGCGTTCAATCGTATGGCGCATCTGTTGCCACCAACGCTTCTGTATTAGCATTGCCATTCCGTCTGTATGCTGATAAAACGGGTAATAGCGTTAGCCGAGCTAGCAATGTTATCACTATTGGTTTCTCCACGGCACACGCTTTTACAACAAGCACATTAGCAAAGGTATCTGGCATTACGGGCATTACACCAACGCCAAATAAAAATAACATCATTACGGTGATTAATAGCACTTCTATTAGCATCACTATTGTAGGAGCCACTGGCACGATTGGCGGGACAGCAGTGGTGGGTGCGCCACAATTAGAGGATGACGTAATTAATGCTGTCTATGGGTCTTGCCTCTTTTCCGACCCAACTTCGGACAACGAGGAATATATTATTCTGGCAACCAACATTAATGCCAAAGCCATTAAGGTGTCAGATGGTAGCACTACCACCATTGCCTATCCTACAGGCATCACTGTTAGTGCGGAAGTTAATTTGCTACAGGCTTTTAATTACATATTTATTTTTCGTGATGGTGCGCCAGCAATGGAATTTACTGGAACACTCGTAGGCAGCCCAACATTTGCCTTAGTGTCGCGTGGTGCTTATACCCAGCCTACCACATTTAATACGGCCTCCAACTGCGATATTGTTAATGGCGTGGTTACAATTAGCGAGACAGCACACGGACTATCCGTAGGTGATGATGTTACGATTATTGACCGTTCTACTACTACACTCAATAATCTTTCGGAGTTCACTATATACGCCGCAAGTGCCAATGATTTCTCATTCTTTGCAACAGCAGATGATGCAACCAATGCAAGCGTGGTATTGGGTTCTAGGCAAAGCGTTGGTCTTGGCTTTACGCATATGCCAACCCCTCCGTGGGCCATCTACCATCAGCGTCGTTTATGGATGCCATATTATTATACAATGGCCGGGACAACTGGCAGTCCCACTATTACGTCGCGCAACATTACAGACGAGGTTATTGCCTCAGACATTCTTGACCAAAACACCTACGACCAGATTAAAGATGGGTTCCGCATTGCTTCTGGTGGTGCAGATTATGTTGTTGCCATCCAGCCGTTTGCAGAAGATAACATCATTGTGTTCAATCGCAATACTATCCATCTTATTCGCGGCGTTAGCCAAGCATTAAACGCAGTGACCGTGCAGGAAGTTACCCGTGAGGTGGGATGTATTGCTCGCAAGACCGTTGTGCAAGTGGGTAATCAAATTTTATTCCTGTCTGACAACGGTGTGTATTCTGTTAATTTTGAGGACTTATACAATCTGCGCGGAGCATCCTTGCCATTGAGCGAGGCTATCAATCCTTTAATCAAGCGTATTAATCCCCTCTATATTGCCAATTCTATAGCCGTCTATCACGACAATCGGTATTACATTGCTGTGCCTTTAGATAGCTCTATAGAAAACAATGCCATCTTGGTATATAACTTCTTAAATCAAGGCTGGGAGTCATTAGATATTATTGAACAAACAGGATGGAACATCCGCAACTTTATCCGTGCTGGTGCTGGAGGTGCTAATAGTCTGTATGCCGTTAGTAAAAATGGCGGTATCCATATCATTAATTACCGAGAAGATGACGTTGACTATCTTAATCTGCAAATTGGTGGCACTGCTGCTAGTTATCCTATCAATTCAGAACTCAAGACCCGCCAATATACGGGTGGCACAATGGACAGAAAACGATTTAATTCTTTTGAATTACAGGCTGAAAGCTCAGATAGCAATGCGTCAGATATTCAAATTGCGTTTTTAACACAAAATCCTGATAGCTCAGAATTCTTAGATTCTTTATCCACTATGTTGGACGGAACATTGTCTGTATCAGAAGACGCTTCGGCCCGTGGCAGAATTGGGAATATTCGTGGATATGGCGGTCAGTTTGTATTAGCCCCCACCATTGGGCGGCCCAAGATTCGCACCATCAAAATATCTGCTCAACTTACCGACCAAGGCATCAACTCCAAGCTGTAATGTCTGACATTAACACAGGATACACTTGGTCTGACGACAAGGTTAATTGGGCCAGCAATAAGGCTACAGCATTACGCCTCAATCAGATGATGGATGATGCTGACGTTAATATATTAGCGGGGTCAAACATCACCGTCACTAGGAGCAGTGCTGGCATCACCATTGCATCTGCTGCGCCGGGAACAGGCACTGTCACTAGCGTAGCCACAGGCACAGGACTTACCGGCGGCCCTATCACTACAAGTGGCACTGTAGCCCTAGCCAACACCGCTGTAACAGCAGGGGCTTACACCAACGCCAACATTACGGTGGATGCCCAAGGTCGTCTCACTGCGGCAGCCACTGGGGTTTCAGCTACAAGCGTTGTAAATCGAGCAGCTTTAAGAGCTTACACTGGTGCTATTAATGGACAAACTATTGTAGAACAAGGATATTTATACACAGGAGATGGCGGAGGTGGAACATGGTTTTTTGATACTTCAGATGTTTCTTCCGCAGATAATGATGGAATAATTGTTGTTCCCGGCGGCGGCACTTCTACTATTGGATGTTGGCATCGTGTGGGAGTGGGCAATTATGGCAGAGGCATTAATGCTCTCAATTCCACTATTTTAGATGTTCGTTGGTTTGGGGCAATCCCTAATGAAACAGATGCTACTCCGGGCATTACAAGCGCATTTAATGTTCTAAACGCACAGGTAGGAGTTAAACAATATGGGTGTTTATATATCCCCGCTGGTAGTTATCGTATTACAACTAAGTTGGTGTTGGATGGAACTAACCTTGGCAATATAGGCATTACTATTAAGGGCGATGGCCCCGGAGCCACTAATTTAATTTACGGGATGACTAGCGCACAAACGTGCATGATAGAGGTAAAGAACTTTACCACAGGATGTCTTAAAGACTTCTCTATTGTAGCCGCTGGATATTCTCCATTAACCAATAATCCAGCCGTGGTTTGGGTGCATGATTGCACATTGTTTACGTTAGCCAATATCCAAACCCTTAATTTAGTTTCCAGTTCTTCTGTCACAACGCCAGAAGGCGTATTTAAATTTGGGCCAGTAAACACTCTGGTTGTATTAGATACTATTACTATGGCGGGTAGTAGTGCATCAGGCACAGCTATTGCCTCTAGTGGTGGCAGCATGGAGATTAATAATTGCGTGTTTGAAACAGCAAGCAATAATCCCTGCG